TAACTTCGTGACCAAGCTCTTTAAGAACTGACCACATAATGTCTTTAGCTTGTTGAAATGTTGGAGCAACATAGAAGACATCCTTTTCTGTACTCTTTAATGCTTCAATGATGAGGGTCCAAGCAGCAAGGCGAGACTTTCCAAATCTTCGTCCTGCAGCAACCACTTTAAAACGGTGATTATCATTAAATACCTCTGTCTGTTTAGGGTGTAGTTCGACTCTAAGGTTGGCCATCTTCAGCCTCTTCAGAGTCTACATCAATCACTTCATAATCAATCTGTTCAGCTTCTCTTGCAGCTATCTTAGGTGTACCTGTAGTTACAATCTGCACCTGGATAGCGTTGCTTCTACCAGCCTTATCTTTCTCAAAGTGACTTAGTGGTAATAACCTATCAATACACATCTTGAGACAGGCCACCTGATCCTTGTCGGTATCATCCATAGCCTTGCGGAGCACAGTCTCAATTACTTTCTCTCCGCTGGTGCTCAAAAGACGAGCATAGAATTCTTTGATTCTGGCAGCTTCGCCAGGAGGTCTTCCGACCACTCCACGACTTTTCTTTGCTTCGATGTCTGCCTTGCGAGGTCTGCCACGCTTCCGCTTGTTAGGGGACACAGACACTTCAGACAGAGGTTCAGTGCTAGACACTAAATTCTCCTCTACATAGTTTCTACATAGTTATGCAGTAGAATGCATTAGTATGTAGTAGAATGTAGTCTACTAATCAGAGACTACTTAGAAAGGTAAATAATAATTATTAATAATTTTCTTTTTAGAAACTACTTAGTCTTTACTTAGTTCCTTAAGAGTGCATTTATTATAGCATACTTTTAAGGATTTGTCAAGTCTTTTATGCTAAATAGGGGCTGGAGAGCACAGATTTAGTCTTCCTTTTTCTGTGTAGACTGTGGATATCTTGTATACAAGTCTATCCCATTGATTCATAAGGACATTTCTATGGTGGGAATCTAGCCCTATTTAGACCTATTTAGGGCAGTTTTTTCACTTTCTAACCCTATTTTACCCTTTCTTGTGTCTATGAAGTACCGCATACTAACCAGTGATTGCGTCACCCCTCCCCCCAGTGTTGCATAAATACAACAAAGTGTTTCACAGTGTGAAATTATGCAATTGTGCAGTGCGATTTAGCTTGACAAGGGAAAAGAGATGGTATAGGTCCCTATTACACCACCACAGCTAAGGTTAAGTAAAACTTAAGTATATTTTCATATCGTGAAACAGAAGCCCTTGTGTAGCTTGCCAAAACCTGGATAATCAGAGACTCAACAACACACCAGGAGGCAGTATGTCGCAGCGCAACATGGAATCATTACCAGAGCTACTCAGTACCAGACAGCTCGAGGAGCTGATCGAATCGTTCCCTGAAGGTCTCACTGTCACCAGGGGCGATGGAATTGTGACAGCTAGCTTTACCAAAAAGGACGGCAGCACTGTTAAAATCATGAGCGCAGCTAGCTCAGACGGACGGCGCTGGCACGTAATAGCTTTATCAGGCATGATCGAATCAGTTTAACTAACCCAGGAGAAAACAATGAACCTTTTCAACGCAATCAAAAAAGCTATCAGCAGCCGTAAAACCCTGGACAATCGCCAGGGCCGATTCTTGACAATTTACCTGGACAATGGGCAGCGCAAAAATGGCAAGGTCCTGCAGCCAGGGTACATTAGCAGCAAGGTCCAGCTCGCATATGGTCCAGTGATCAAGGTCCGAAACAATCGAATAAACCTTGTTGCTACTGATCACGCTATAGTAAAGCTGGGCTAGACTGTAGACCTAGGGCTTAGGTATACCCTGAACCCTAGAATGTACAGTTTACTAACCTGGAGACAGTAACCATGAGCACAATGACACTAGCAGGACCTATACGCAGCAAGGCAGCAGCGATCAAGATCACTGGCAGCTTGGGTAAACCCTCTAAAATGCCTGGGCTGTCTTACGGCATTTCCGCTGCCTTGTGTAAGGTGGGCGCAGCTCTAGCGAAAATCGAGGGCAGTACCTGCAGCGGCTGCTATGCCCTGAAGGCGAATTATCAGTACCCCAGCGTGAAGGCAGCCCATGCCAAGCGAGCTGCAGGGCTAGACCATCCACAATGGACCGAGGCCATGGTGTACTTGATCAGCAGCTCTGGCGAGACCTTTTTCAGGTGGCACGATAGCGGGGACCTTCAAAGTTTCCAACACTTGTTGAACATTGTGAAGGTGGCCGAGGCACTGCCTGCTGTGTCATTTTGGTTACCAACAAGGGAAAAGGCACTGGTCCTGCAGTATCAACGCAGCTTTGGCAGCTTTCCCGCTAACCTTGTGGTCAGAGTATCGGCTGCTATGATCGACTCAGCAGCGCCTGCAGGGTTTCAGCACACCAGCACAGTACACGCCAGGGCAGCAGCTCAAGGGTATAGTTGCCCAGCTCAGCAGCAGGGTAACAAGTGCCAGAGCTGCAGGGCTTGCTGGGACGCTAGCGTTTCGAATGTATCGTACCATCAACACTGAAGGGAGAATTTGAAAATGGACTACTGGCTTGCGTTTCAAATAGCTGGGCTACTATTTGCCCTGGGCGCTGTCGTGCAAATAATGAAACCTTGGAGGATCAAATAGTGAACCTATGGCAACAAGCGGAAGACCTGCAGCAGCAGGTAGCTGCAATCGAATTTAAGGCTGATGCGGCAGGCATTGATCCCTGGGATTATGCTAGGGAGTATGGGAACCTATGCGATGAGCTGGCAGAGCTTCGCATTATACTTTGGGAGGCAGAGAGCAATGAGTAGATCGATTGGATTCAAGGCAGACAATCCCAGGTCAATAGAATGGGAGAGCAGGGACTGCGCAGTACGCGCCAGCTCAATTGCTATGGGTTTACCATATGCGGATATCCATGCACGATACAAGGCAGCAGGCAGGCGAGACAAGCGAGGGACCTGTACTTCGATTATGTCTCGCATACTGAACCATATATCAGAATATAGATTCTCATCATGGGAAGCGCCCACGCTAGCTCAATTTGTTGCGCAGCACAAATCAGGGCGCTGGGTTGTGTGTAGCCACAATCACGCATTCGCAGTAATTAATGGCGTGGTGCATGACGCAGGGCCTATAGGGGCCAGGACTAGGGTCCGCAATGCATGGCGGGTAATATGAGAGAAATAGTTGACTCAATTGTAGGGGCTTTACTGTTTGTTATTATCTTTTTCGGTACAATCGCTTTGTCATCAATTTAATTGGAGCTTGACATGAAAACTAATGACTTGAAAAAAGGCAGTATCGTAATGCTAAGCAATGGCTGGAAGGCTATGATCGAAGACAATATGCGTGGCAATACTCGCATGGCCACAGTGTATGGGGATTTTACAGAAATGGGCAGCGTGTACTCGCATGACATTTCTAAGGTCCTAGTAGCTGGCGAATGGCACAGCGTAGAGCACACACCAGCTCAGCTCAAATTAAAGCAGCGTGTAGCTGCAATGGGGTTTTAATGGATATCGAAGTGAAGGAAACACTGCAGTACATCATGGACCTGACACCATATCAGCTAGGACTACTTTTCTCAGAGCTGGCAGAGACTAGGCCAGTGCTAGCTGATAACATCAGGCAGATTATCGAAGAGACTTTAGAGGAGCTGAAATCATGAGCTATATAGGCCAGGAAGACTGGGTGCATATCGATGCCCACAATCAGGAAGTAGACCGCCTTGAGGAAAAGGTAGCAGAGCTTGAGCAGGTCATCAGGGATATGCAATTCGATGAGGCGTATTTGTGCGCTGACATTATTGAGCTGCGCTGGAGATACTCCGATTACAAGGATATGCACGAGGAGCTGGAAGAGTTGATCAGGTGGTGCGGACCAGACAGCACACGAGCTGCAGTGAAAATGTTGAACGAGAAATTCCCCAGGAAGACAAGCACCGAAGACTGGGGGATAACATGGCTGGACCTCTGATAGCTGTCATAGGGTTAGTGTACTTAGTGGTGTCGGTGGACCTATTGATCAAGGGGCATCATGGCCTGGGAATCGCTTTCCTGGGCTATGCCCTTGGCAATGTCGGCCTGACGATGGAGG